CGGTGGTCCCGTATCATTCTATGACTATGCAGGTCAACATCAAAGACATGGAGAAGTAAAAGGTAAACCTACTCCTAGTTTCTTTGACAGAGTTAGAGGATTAGGGGAAGACGAGACACTGCAATTCGCCGGTGAGAAAACTCCTGCTATCAATCCATATGGTGGATTAAAAGATAGACAGTTTCGCGGGGCAATTAGTGAGATGCCCGACACATCAGGTCCAGTAGGTGTGCAGCCCGGCGGATGGAGAACTTATAGACCTAAAGTTGATGAAGGCTTTGACCAACCCTATCCACTTAAGTGGGAGAAAAGTGCCTACGGAGACTATGACGCATTGGCTAAGTTACCAGATGGAACTAATCTTAGCATCATGTTCAACAATGAATATAAAAAGAATTGGATGGTTGAATTCTATAGAAATAACAGTCAGGCAGTAACCGGCGAAGGTGATGCTCAAAGAATCTTTGCTACAGTATTACATGCGATACAACAGTTTATAAAGAAGAAAAAACCTGCAAGTTTATTTTTCTCCGCAGTGAAAGAAGATGATCCTACAGGTAGCAGAACAAAACTATACGACAGATTAGTTCAACGATTTGCTACTGGTTTAGGATATACAGTACAAAAACGAGAAGAACCTGGATCAAATTCATACAAATTAAAACGAATAGAAAATACCAATAAAGGTGTAGCAGAGGGTGCTTCAGGATATATTCCTAGCAACGCAGAAAAGAATGATCCAAGATTCAAAACAGCATTAACTGTAGATATTAAGCCCGACACCATGAAAAAAGACGCTAAAAAGTTCGGTAACAAGATTAGTCGTGCAGGAATACCCCCAACACTCAAACCCAGTGGGAAGTTCTGATTAGATGGTATTTTGATAAATACTATATTATTTCGGAACTTTACTATGAAAATCAATCAAATTATCATTAATGAAATGACAACTGCAGGAGCAGTCGCCACTGTTGCTAAACCAATGGGCGAAACACAAAAAAGACCTGATGTAAAAGGTCTTGAACCAGCAGAAAAGGTTATGTCTGGTAAGGCAAAGAAAAAAGGCCCATACGCTAATAGTATTTCTGAAGCTAAAAAAGACTTTTTAAGTAAACTACAAAAAAATGTTGATAAGTCTAACAAGCAGAAAAAAGATACAGAAGAAAAAATCAAACAACATCAGGATGATAAGAAAAAAGTTGAAGAAGCTAAATTAGATGAAGATGATGTAATCATTGTTCCAGGAACAAAAATGAAGCGTAAAACAGGCTTTGTACAGCATGGTCAAAGTCGTGTAGACCACGAAGTTGAAATGGCTCGCAGCGATGTTTTAGCAACAATGAAGAATGCTAAATCAATTTATGAATTACTACAAAACCGCAGCGAAGAAGAAGGCATTGAAGGTTGGGTACAAGAAAAACTCATCAAAGCCAATGATTATCTAAACGCAGTAAAAGAATACTATGATGAAAAAATGATGCAAGAAATGACAGGTGGTGTCATTGCAGGTGGAGGCGTAGGTGAATCAAAGGTAAATGAAAAAGCAGTCAGTAAAGCACAACAGAAATTCTTTGGTATGGCACATGCTATGCAAAAGGGTGCAAAAATTAAAGGTGCAAGCAAAGAACTAAAAGGCGTTGCTAAATCTATGACTAAAGGCGATGTTAAAGATTTTGCTGCCACAAAGCATAAGGGTTTACCTGAAAAAGTAAAAAAGGACTAATATGAAATCTACTGAATTTTTATTTGAGTTAAGTCCTGCAACATTAGCAAGTTACAAAAAGAAAGCTGGTGCAGAAGCCAGCCGTTTAGATAAAGAAGCATTTAGCAATGTAGATGACCCTAAGTCCCAAGAAAAAATAGCTAAAGCAAACAAAAGATTCAGTGGAATTGTAAAAGCAACCAAAAAAGAATTAGAAGTAGACGAAGGTCAAATTTATTCTACTGGTGGTGGCGCGGGACAAGCACAAAGATATTACAAGCCAAGACATGTGCCTAATCAAGCTGAAATAGAGAAATTAGATGAGAAATGTTGGGACACCCATAAGCAAGTTGGTATGAAAAAGAAGGGTGACAAAATGGTACCTAATTGTGTACCAAAAGAAAGTGCTATCATGAAGGGCTTACAAAATGAGAGCAAATGAAATCATTACTGAAAATCTTAGAAAATGGTTTAAAGAGAAGTGGGTAAGATTTGGTCCTGATGGTAAGATTCGTGGCGCATGTGCTAGAGGTGATGATAGCGAAGGTAAGCCAAAATGTTTACCACAAGCAAAAGCACATTCATTGGGTAAGAAAGGTCGCAAGTATGCGGCTAGTAAAAAGCGCAGAGAAGATCCTAATCCAGAGCGCAGTGGCAAGGCAATCAATGTTGCTACTAAGAAAAAATCAAATGAAGGCGTAATGGAAGAAAAATGTCCACATTGTGGTGGGGCAATGTTTAGCGAATTAATGATTAATGAAAAGAAGGATGCTTGCTACTACAAAGTAAAGAGCCGTTACAAAGTATGGCCTTCTGCATATGCTAGTGGCGCATTAGTTAAGTGCCGTAAAAAAGGTGCTAGCAACTGGGGCAACAAATCTGAAAGTGTAGAAGAAGGCACAGACCAAGAATTTCACACCGGTGGTGGTAAAGGCTTACCGATGCCCGGTACTTATGAGCAAGAAACTGATAAGTTCAAGCGCCATGGACAACGCCGTATTATGGCAATGACCAACGAAGAAGAAATTAACGAAAAGTGGTCTGAAAAATACAAGCGTAGCATTAACTGTTCTAATCCAAAAGGATTCAGTCAAAGAGCACATTGTCAGGGTAGAAAGAAATAATGAAAACATACAATTTCAGAGTGTTATGTGCAAGCGGTGAATGGAAAGATTTCAACTGTCAGGCAATTGATTTTTCTCATGCAAGAGATTTATTAGCAGAATTTGCAAAAAATAATTAAAGGTAATTTATGTTAGCAGACGCACTTAAAACATTATTAGCAACAAGCTATGCTTTTGTAATTAAAGCACAAAACTTTCATTGGAATGTGGAAGGTCCAGATTTCCCACAATACCATGAGTTTTTAGGTAATTTGTACGAAGAAGTATATGATAACGATATTGACCAAACAGCAGAATTAATTCGTCAATTAGATAGTTATACACCTGGTTCTATTACTCGCTTTGCTGAACTAAGCCAAATACCAGATCAAACTAAAATTCCTCGTGCCGAATTAATGATTGCAGAATTACAACAAGACAATGCCACATTATTAAACATGTGGAAACAAGCATTTCCTATTGCTGAACAAGAAAACGAACAGGGCATTGCTGATTTCATAGCAAGTCGCATTGACGCACATGGCAAACATGGCTGGATGTTGCGTAGCATACTTAAGAAACAGCGTGCATAATGAGAGCCGTAGAATTCACTAATGTCAGTGAAGGTGTAAATGACCCTGCTATTTTCAAAGCAGTGTTTATTATCGGTGGTCCCGGAAGTGGTAAAAGTTATGTTACTCAAAAATTAGGGTTACAGGCTTTAGGATATGTAAACATCAATAGTGATATTGCTTTTGAATATCTAATGAAAAAACATGCAATTGATCCTAAAATGCCACCTGAAGAAAAAGAAAAGCGTGATGTTGTAAGACAAAAAGCAAAAGATATCACTGCTGATAAATCAGAACTAGCAATTGACGGGAGATTGGGTCTTGTAATTGACGGTACCGGCGACGACTATGAAAAAGTTTCTAAGTTAAAAAATAACTTTGATGCATTAGGTTATAATACATTTCTTGTTGTTGTCAACACAGAATTAGAAGTAGCACGAAAGCGCAATCAACAAAGAACAAGAACTGTACCTGATAAATTGGTAGTACAAAGCTGGTATGATGTTCAAAACAATATTGGAAAATTTGCCCAGATATTTGATAATTTGTCAATCATAGACAATAGTGGTGATGGCGCTAGCACCGAGTCTCAAATTCAAAATACCTATAAAAAATTAGTTAAATTTACGAACGCACCGCCCAACAAGCCACAAGCTAGACAATGGATAACACAACAAAAACAAACAAATGAATCAATTGATGTTGAAAAATCTTTTCCAATTGAAAGTTGGTATGAAGATGATGAAACATATGCCAATGTTGCGGTAGCACATGATAGTGAAGGTCGTGACATTGAAGTTATCTTTACCCCATTACATGAAGAAATCAATGCGATTGATTTTGATTTCACTAGAGGTGGCACATATGAAAAAACTGGCGAAGGTGATGCAGGTAAAGTTTTTGCTACGGTATTAAAAGCATTCAACGAATATTTGAAAAACATAAATGTTCCGGACTATATATTATTTGCGAGTAAAGGTGGCTCAAGGACAAGTGCGTATCAAGCTATGATTCGTAGATTCGCAGGTAGATATGGGTATAAGCCTATTCCATATAGTGATTTACCACCAGAAATTGCAAATCAACCACAAGCTGAAGGTAATCAATTTGTATTAGCAAGAGTTTAAGAACCCACCTTAGGACCGCAATCCGTTGCGTGGTGTAGCCGGCTGCTGGCTTTAGGAGTAACGATTCGCTACCGTGAAACTACAAAGTGAGCATTTTATTACGGAGTAAGAATGAAAAAAATAATAGCAATAGTTTTATTAGCGTTAATGTCAACTGCTTATGCACAAAAGAAACCTCAAGGTGTAACTTATGATGCTAATATTCTTAGGGTAAATGACGGTGATACTGTAGTCATAGAGGCACCTTTTTTACCAGCACCATTAAAGAAAGAACTAGCAGTTCGTGTCTTTGGGGTTGACACACCTGAGAAAGGATTCCGTGCTAAATGCCCGCAGGAAGATCAGCGTGGACAAGCTGCAAGTGCATTTACAAAACAAGCAGTAGCAAACGCACAAAAGCGCCAAGTTGTATTATATGATTGGGATAAGTTTGGGGGTCGTGTTCTAGGAGATATTATACTTAACGGACAAAGCCTTCGTAGTATGCTGATTCAAAATGGTTTTGCCCGTGAATATTACGGTGAAGCCAAACAGAGTTGGTGTTAAGATAAATACTTATTATGAGAGCGACTGAATTTATCACCGAACGTAAAAAATCTAAGTCTAGGAAAAAATCCTTACGTAGATATTTCTTTCCCGGTTACGGATACTTTGGTTTCGGCTCCGGCGAATCAGATGGTGGTGACGGAGGTGGCGGCGGCGAAAGCATGTATGAATCACCAGAACATGAATTAGCAAAAAAGTTACCTAGCTTATCAAAGCATGATTACAATACTATTGATCAATTGATTAGAAAAATCGCTAAACGCCATCACATGACAAGCGAGTTATTACACAATAAATTTAAACGAAAGTATAAAGAAACTCCAGATAAATGGATAAAAGGTAAATTAGACGAAGCAAATGTTGAGTGTGATTTAGAGGATGAAGTTAATAAGTTTGCGGATTGGGCTCGTAAACGATTGAATTTACAAACCCGCCCAGAAATAGAACTTAGCATGGATACCGAAGAAGCACAAGACGGTCATCATACAGGTAGCCATACTGAGGGTTCCAATAAGGTTTGGGTTTATGCTAAAAACCGTAACCTTGTAGATATTCTTAGAACTGTTTTCCATGAGTTGGTGCATGTTCGCCAAGGTGAATTGAATATGATTCAACCGGGTGATAGTTATCCCGGTAGCCCAATTGAGGTAATGGCTGATGCACTTGCTGGAAAATATATTAAGATTTACGGCGAACAGAACCATCACATCTTTCAATAAATTCTAAGTTGTGCTATACTAGCACAATGATTAAACTATTATTCCCATTGCCCAAACAAGTTACCGTAGCCTTTAGCGGCGGTGTGGATAGTGTTGCTGTTGTGGATTTCTTATCCAAAAAGCATGATGTTGCCTGTGCATTCTATCACCATGGTACAGAGAATAGCGAACGGGCATTAAAGTTTGTAAGCAAGTTTTGTACACAAAGAAAATTACCTATGTTTTTGGGTTTGCTAAATCGGGACAAACCCAGTGATATGAGTTACGAAGAATTTTGGCGTGAAGAACGCTATCAGTATTTGGCTACATTGGGACCAGTAATTACCGCACATCATTTAGATGATTGTGTAGAAACATATCTTTGGTCAGCAATGCATGGTAAGCCCAAAGTGCCTAATATTATTCGTGGCAATGTTATTCGCCCATTTCTTACTACACCTAAAAGTGAACTCATTGATTGGTGTCAAAGAAAAAATTTAGAATGGTGCGAAGATTTGAGTAACGAAGATGAACGGTATACACGCAACTATATCCGTAAAAATCTTGTACCGCATTCATTGCATGTAAATCCCGGATTACACAAAACGGTAAAAAAGATTGTTGAAAAACAACTGTAATACATATATAATCAAACACTTTTAAGGAGAAACAATGACTACATCTAAGACTTTTAGTGGCGATCAAAAGATCAAACTGACCCAACTCATCAATGAAGGCATGGCAGTCATGCATGAGATTGAAACATTGAATGAGGGTTTGAGTGACACAGTTAAGGCAATCGCAGAAGAATTGGAAGTAAAGCCCAGTGTATTAAAGAAGGCTATCCGTATTGCACACAAGGCTAGTCTAACACAAGCCAATCAAGAACACGATGATTTGAATACTATTCTAGAGGCAGTTGGCAAGACTCTATGAGTTATATTGATGCTATCCATGACCGTGATAGTGACCGCATCTATGTAGTAGAACGAACTCCT